CTGCTGGGTTTGCTTGTGGATCATCGATAATTTTTTTATCGTGTTCCATGTGATCTTCGATTGATTTCATAAGATTAATTACTTTTTTACTATTTAAGCGGTAAAGACATCACGAATTAATTTCAATTGTGTTTCACTCTTTCCACCACCAATCATGTGCCTTAACTCGGAAATTAAGTATTTACCACTAGGATCATTTGTTTTTTCATTTCCAAAAGAATCTGTCCTTGATTTATTATCATTACCACCAGATGTTTCATTTTTTCTTTTAAGAGGTAATTTGATGTCAATTATTTGACCAACCTTTAAATCAGGATTCAATGGAATTGCTATACTCAATGATTGTGAAAATAATAGGCTATTCCTAATATAGGATTTATTTTGATAAACGGCAAGTTCACTTAATCGTTGACCATCGTCCTTCTTAGATCCTTTCTGTGCAACTCCAAAATCATTTACACGAAGCATAAGTCGAGATGGTTTTTTTTGAAGATCTTCGAGTAATTTATTTTGTTTTGGCAGTTTTAATTTTTCAGTTTTAAAATCAACAATCTCCTTTAGTTGATTTTCAATATCAATATATATCGTATTGTTTGCATACATTCCTGATCTTAAATTAAGTCCAACATCATTAGTTTGATTTAAATTATTTTTTAAAATTCTAAAATCACCCTCTATTGGTTTATCTGTTTTTGTATATCTAATTGATTTTTGTTTTAATAAATTTTCAATTGATTTAAAATGATAACCATCATGAGCTTCATAAAATAAAAAACCAAAACTAGTCTTGGATGATTGAGTCTTAGGTTGTAACCATTGTATAATATCAAAGGGTCTTTTTAAATTACCCATGAATGAATAAGAATTGAGAGCATTATCCTTATGTAATTTTTTAGGACTTTGAATTCCTTTTTTATCGGTTCCCCTACCCCGAATTAATATATTTTTGACTGTATTTGAAACATTACCAGTTAATTTTTTATTGATTCGGCAAGTTTCGTTGATGATTGATTCAACAGAGACAAATTGTAAAGTTGCAAACTGTTTATTTGTGTCAGTTATCATATTTGTCACAGAATTCAACATTAACCTGTGTTTTTTTGATTTAATTTCAAAATCATCAAAACCATTAATCTGCACTCTCAAATCAATTAACTCACCACCAGTAATTCCCTCCTGACCTAACATCTGATCAATATCAACAAAACTCACTGTCATTGATATTGTTGGACTTTCAATACTCTCATAATAATCAATAATCGGGCCACCACGAACTATGTCATACTCTTTTTTTAAAGAAGATCCATTTGGAATTAATTTGCATTTTCTAATAGTGTATCTGTTTTCCATTATTATATTTTAAGTAACTTGCGGATTGATGAGGGCAACTCAGATTCATTTACATGTGTAATGTTATTAAATTTAGAACTTTGTAATCTTTGAAGATTAACAAATGCTATGTCAGATGTTGTTGATTTAATTTCAACCTCTGCTACATTTGCAAGATCTTGTTGAGCTAAAACGCCTTTATTTCCTAAATTGGGAGATTGAACTGGTTGCAAATTATTTGTTTGCATTATTTCATTATCTGTAAGAACAAGCTTATTAACTTCATCAGACAAAAAATCTATTTTTTGTGAAAGGTTAGAAGATTCTCCACCCATAGATGAAGTTTTATTGAAGAAATCTAGTTTTTGTTTTAATTGTTCTGCATATGGCAATTTTTTAAATTCATAGTACGCCGTAGGATCAACCTCTTGACCATCAACGTAAGCTTTACCCGATTTCATATCAAAGTATGTATTTAGTTTTGGATCGGAGGACATGTCATCGCCAGGCTCCAATTTTTCCTTCCTTTCTCGAAACTTCTGTACAAAAGGATTGTTTTCAAAACGACTCCTTCTTTCTTCTTCAGCTTTCTTCTTCCTTCTCTTTTCAAAACCAAATAAATCTAGACTACCTCTCTTGTCAAGATCAAACATATTAGCAGTTGCAAAATCTAACATACCTGTGATAGCTCTCGTAGGGCCTACTGTTTTTCCACCTTTCCGATCAAAGTCAGTAAGATTACCAGTCATGGCATCCATGAAACCCTGGCCAAATCTTTGTAATTTAGTACTACCTTTCTTATCAAAATCAAATATACCGCCTGTAAGAGTATCAGCAGCTCCCTGTTGAAATCTCTGTAATTTGTTACTACCTTTCTTATCAAAATCAAATATACCGCCTGTAAGAGTATCAGCAACTCCCTGGCCAAATCTTTGTAATTTAGTACTACCTTTCTTATCAAAATCAAATATACCGCCTGTAAGAGTATCAGCAGTTCCTTGTATAAAATCTTGGCCTTTAGTGTTACCTCTTTTATCAAAATTAAAAAATCCCCCTGTTAGAGCGTCTGCAACTCCTCCAACAACTCCTTTAATACCTCTCTTCTCACCCTTTAAAGATGAGTCCTGACCTTTTTTCTTAACAATCATTGAGTTTTTAACTGAATCATAATGTTTTCCAACATCAAGTTCATATCCACCACCATACTCCAAAGTCTTATTATAATTTTCTTTAAATCGATACAAGTTACTTTGTGGGCCATATGACTTAATTGCTTCTTCTCTAGTCATTCCCGCTCTAATATTTGATCTAAAATCAAATTCGAGTATTTCAATTTTACTTTTATAAACATCCTGTTGTGCTTTTTCAATAGGCACGCCTGGTGGTAAAGAACCTTCATCAGGTATAAATTCAAGATTTTCTGGATTAATTCTTCCTTCATAACTAAAAGACTCACTATATGATGTATCTTTATCGCCTGCCTTTTCTGGATTTGTTGCACTAACCTCTTGAGTTTTATTTTCTTTTTTACCGAATATTTTTCTACCCAAGAAACCAGCAACACCACCTTGTTTCACAAAGTTCACCAATTTATTTTGTTTTTCACCTGTAACAATATTCTTTTTCTTATCACCCTTAAGATTTAATTCTTGTTTTATCTCTGACTTAATTTCTTCTTTTACTTTTTCTTTCTCATCTTTCTCTCTACTAAATGGATTTATTTTTTCCAAAATACCACCAACACCAGTGCCACCAGCATCAGCACCACTAACATCTTTACTTAAATTTTTGCCAGCACCACCAAGTTTACTAAATGGATTTATTGTTTGTAGAACATTACCAAGTCCAGATCCAGCAACTCCAATTCCAGATGCTATTAAACTCCCACCTAAATTAAAAAGATTACCAAGTTGTCTGATCCCTTGAAATAAACCACCTTTTTTAACTGGATCTTTTCCAAATTCATTACCCTCAGTTGATGCTCCAGCAGCTGCTCCTGCCGCAACTCCAGTTCCCTTTCCTTGAAGACTTGATGCTCTGTCAGACATCTCCTGCTTTTGTCTTGCATCCTCTTCTTCAAAACGTCTATCTTCCTCTCCATCCTTTTGTATGACAATATAATTGTTAATTTCCTGTACTTCTGTTTTTAAACTTTCAAGTGCCGTTGAGATATTTGTAATTATAGAACTAAGTTCATTAATTGTTCCTAAATTAGATTCAGATTTTAAAATGGCGTCGTTAGCCACTGCTTCAATTGAGTCTAATCTCCCAAAGAAACTCCCAATATCTATTTTTTTATTTTCTTCATCCATACTTTCGGACACCCTCTTCTTGTTGTCTCTTTAGATTTTCCTTTTCAATATGATCTTGAAGAAGAGTAATGTAAATATCTCTTTCCCAAGGCATCATATTTTCAAGTTCCGTCAAGCTATATTTATGGTATTGCATGAGAGAAAAATTAATTCGATAAAAAGATTCAAGATCCTCTCTTGCAATACTTAGCCGAAAAAATCAGCAAGACCCTCCAAAATAACATTTCCTTTTTGATTTGTTTCTGGATTTACAACTTCAATTGTATGAGATAGTTTTGGCATCGTTTCAAAAAATTTCTCCACCTCTTTATATTGTTTTGAATTTAATTGTTGTACAAAGTCTAGTCTCTCTTGTGGAGTATAATCGTTAGCATCCCATGCATCCTCTTGAGTGTAAATGGTATCAATGCAATCAGCTACAACTTTAAAAGTTTTGTCAACCACCGTTTGTGGTGTATCATCAGTGTCAAAATTATTTTCAATAAATTGATTCAATGACGGATATTTCATCCGAAGAGTCATCTTATCATCTAAAATAATATCAGTTTTATGGCCTTTTTGTCTTTGAACTTTAATTTCGTCCACATATATCGTAACAGGAACTTTTGTTTGGTTATCATCTGGGCATGTCACGGTTAATTTAATGTCTTCTCCAATTGATTTAGCACGAATATGTAAAAATACATACTCAATGTCAAAAGTAGGAAGAGCATCAACATCAACACCTTTCGTTAAGATACACTTCTTTAATACGTCTGTCACAGCATTTGTGATTTCAGATTGATTTCTTGATTCTAAAGCTATGATTAAAATTTTCTCCTCTTTCACAAGAAAAGGACGATATTTAATTTTTTTATTTGATGATGGTAATTTCAACTCATAGGTTGGAGTTTCAATTGTTGGTAAAGGCATAATTTATTAATTTAGTAAATTTAGACTCCTCCAAGAGGAAGAATAGAGTTGGTTCCTGTAGTGGTAAATCTTCCATCCTCTCTTTTAACAGGAAGTGGTTGAAATTGTTGATCATTTGAATTGATAATATTTTCAGGTGTGTTAACAACAGCCTGATTTGGATCCTCATAATTAAATCTTGTGAAGAATCTATCATAAACAAACTCTACATTACATCTTAACACATTTGTATCACCATAGGCAATCCTCATCGATGTTAAGTTGGTTGGCCAGACGTTCACAAATTCATAACTTGAGAGGTTAGATTTAAACTCTTTATCAGCTTTATCAGGTAAAAAAGTATCTCTTTCAAATTTTGTGATATGAATAATTTCTTTATAGTTCTCTGGGTAATTAAACCTAGAATAAGCGTTTGTAACTCTTTTATTAGTTTGAATTGGATTAATATATGACATCCATGTTTCTAAAACTTCTAAAATTACCATATCAGCATCACAATAAAAAACAAGATTCAATGGAGGATAGTTTCTTAAGTTCGGAAAAGTCTCTTGAATTCCCTGATGATGACCAATCGCAGTATCAGTGTTGTAGTTTGTTCCTGGCAATTCAGCTTGAGTGCATAGGATAGACATTTTTCTTTGAAAATCTCTTCCCTGATTTCTTTTAAGATTAGAGACAATATTGCTACCTTCTAACCATTTTTCAAAATTACCAAATGAAAAAATAACTTGATAAAAAGTATCTAAGGATGGTCGTGCAACACTATCCCTAACATCTCTAATGTTACCTTTAAATATACTTGATCTTCTTGGAAATAAATTATTCTCTGACACGATAAATAAATTTAAGTTGTTATTACTATATATGAGCTATAAAGGAATATATAGGCCTTCTAATCCCAAAAAATATAAGGGAGACTCTCAAAATATTATTTATAGGTCTCTTTGGGAGAGAAAGTTCATGAACTACTGTGATTTAAATGAAAATATACTTGAGTGGGCATCAGAGGAATTTTGGATACCATATAAAGACCCAACAACCAATCGTGTTCGTAGATATTTTCCAGACTTTTTTATTAAGTATAA